CTCGGATGCGCTTAAATTCTTATGTTCTGGCGGTATATCCACTTAACTAGGTGTTAAGCGTAGTAGGGACGGTTTATGAGTCAGTCTGTGCACTCTTTCCCAGCATCGGAACATAGTCCCGTATCGAAGAAGCGTTAAACGCTTACTTCGGATAGGAGTTGAAGCCATGACAGGTCGAGAGTACCACGGACTGAGATCATCTGAATTAATCAGCTCTAGAAGAAATGGAGTGATTAACTTATAATAAGTTAACAACCATTTCCCCATAACTAATCTCTCTCGGACTTCTTCTCCGGTCAGGCCTTCATATATGCCTAACGACGGGTTGAATTCAACTGAAGTCTTTAAGAGTAGTTCTATTCGAACTACCGCAATATCCTGCTCTGTCACAGGTCTGGCAGCATAGAAACTATGCCACCAGAGGTGCGGAAGTGGGAACGGACCTTTCGGACACGTCAGGAGCAAATGATACCTTTTCCAACGTCTCCCTGTTTTCCTAGGATACAGGCTTTGAGCGAGGATTCGGTAACCAGCTCCTAACCACCTAAAGGGCTCAGACCGTCTTACCGGTCGGAACTCCGATATACGTGTTACCATCGACCCCACAGTGTGAGGGATCATGGTAAACACCGATTTAAATGAGATGGGTGATAGATCATTACGACCCATCATAAAGCGCTTCGCGAATTCCACGCAGCACTTATCTGAGATTAAGGACTTCTTCGCAGAAATCCCAACTCCCAGACATCTCATTAGATCCTTATACCGGATCGCAACCTCTTTATCAGCGATGACTAAGTCATCACCGAGAAGAGCGTACCGATTAAACCATTTTCCAGAGCTAGGCGCATCTGCGCAGTACTGAATAAGAAGGTGATGGGTCAACGCAAACACAGGCCAGGATGAGAAAGCCCCTAAAGGCTGTCCCACCATGAATGATACGAAAGATCTTCCTGATTTTCCCTTCCAGGGAACATCAAAAGGTCTAGAACGTATTATCCGAAGCCATGATAGAGCACATTCAGGGCCAAAAGCCCAGATTAGTAACTCTAGTTGAATGCGAGCAGGAAATCTGTCTGTGGCGGCCGTTAGGTCGAAACAGAACATTGGTCCTTCGTAGTTAACTGTCTTCGTTAGCAATCGTAACGGAGCCACTTGATCGAAAGTTCCATCTTGTGGGATCCGTCTCAGAACTGACATACACCAGTCATGGACTGGACGTAGGCAGCTCTGGCGAATGCTATCTATGATAGTAAACACTCGAACCTTTCCTCCACCCTCATACTTGCGTCCTAATTTGCCAAAAGTCGATAGACGAAAGAGCTTTAATTGCTCTTTGTCCTTCGGACTAGCGGCAGAACAAAACTCGACAAACGCCTCCGGATCGACTGCATCTAGAGTCTTTCCGATTTCGTGTATGCGAGTAGCATACCAGAACTCACCCAGATCCAATAGGGTCCGAGGAGCCTGTATTCTAGGATTCCTAGCCGCCCCTTTCGGGAGCGTTTTAAGAAGATCCTTTGTTCTGCTGTGAAGCTCCTCATATGAGGAAGCGTCCAGTCCTAACGACATGATGTTAGTCATGTCTTTAGCCTTTCCGACAACAGGACCACTAGACCAAGAAGGCCTCCAATCCATCCCAATTCGTATCTCCCTAGCGCAGGGAAAACACGAATAGAGAAATTCAGGAAGACTAATTCTTAGCGCTTGCTGAATACTTCTCCAAAGATATCCATCCTTAGGGTTCAATGTGAACTTCTTTTGGATATTGGATAAATCTGGATGAGTCTTCTTTCTAACATAAACACGACTGAAGCCGAATATAGTAAGATATATTCGAGCTACATGTTGAGCTTTGTCATCTCGCTTGCGTAATATCTTCCTATGTGAGGAAGGTATTATTCTAGGGAGACCACTTCTGGTGCAGCTGCACCACGTGGTCAGCCGGTCTGAGTCTTCTAAACCTGGGGACTCACTCATGAATCTCATGAGTGATACCTGACAGGAGCTCAAATACTGAGAGACAAACAAAAGTCCATTCGCTCGATAGAGCGAAAAGACCTTTCTTGCCAACACAAGTGCGACTATTGACCATCCTTTGCTATACCTACCAGAAACGACCATCACCATCCTGTTAAAGGATGTTGATAGTCGCCGCGGGTGTTCCAACACCCACTGCCAAGAAACGCATCGGAGTCGCTCTAATATTCGAAACCATTTCATGTTTTCTTTTATTAAAGCTTTCTTCGACCTCGTTTCTACTCGCCCGAACCAACAGTTCGAAAACTGTCGGAGGGTTGGCACCTCTTGGTGAGGTCTAGAATCGTAGAGATCTAGTTTAACGTTCTTGTGAGAAATTAATCATTTTCATGACCACCCTCACAGGTGCGTTGTGGAAACACTAACCCAAACTTGCGCTCGGATGTGCTCTCGTCGGTACCAACCGACGGCTTAGTGGTCCCTTGGAGGGGAC